GCGGACAATCCAGAAGACGATTTCTTAGCGGCAAATGCTCCCGCACCGCGGCCCACGGATCCTGATGCGGAGTATGCGTATGGCATACCTGATGTTCAGGAGAGGGGTATTGGCACTCAATTTTTTAATATGTTTGTGCCGTATCGCAGTCGCGTGGTTGAGCCGTCTAAGACGGAGTATATTCCGTTGGAAGAATTGGGCATGGACGCCATTAAAGGCGAGGTCATGCGTAAGTTTACTCCGGGGCAGTATGCTGAGCCGGAGTTTGGTTTTAGCTATATGCCTGCGGTTCAGGGCATAGCTTCGTTCTTTTCTGACCCGGTGGAGTCCGCCAAGGCCGCAGGTCAGGCGATTATGGACATACCTGAGCAGCAGATGCGTGGTGCTGAAGCCATGATGATGGGGTATGATTTTGCCTATGACCCAGAGACCGGCCAAGAGTCTCGCTATGACCCTCTCCTCATTACAGGCCCGCAGGCCGTAGGCTCTAACATAGCCATCAAGCAGGCCATAAACGCTGGAGAGAGCGGCACCTTTCTTGGCGCGGGGCCCGCGGATATTGCCCGTCGCTTGCGAATTGGCAAGAGCGGCATACGGGGCTTGGCTCACGGCATTAAGAAGAATGATTTGTTTGAGATCGACCCGGAAGCTGCGGAGCGTTATTTCTCCGCGACTGACGGCGTAAACCCCGAGGAGATGCTGCTGTATCGGGGCGGGTTTGATCTGGGTGGTCAGAAGCTCACCGTAAAAGACATCATTTTGAACAGCGGGTTTAGTAACCGGGCGCGTCAGGTTCTTCTAGGTCAACGGCCCGCAACATCTGCCGAGGTTCAAAGGCCGGGCTTTTCTACTAGCCGTGACGCGTATTTGTCGTATTCCGGGTTTACCAAGGGCGGTAGCCAGACCTCTCCCGTCACAGAGGCCGACTTGGACGACATCTTGGTTGTTTCTCCGCGCCGCACTGTTCGTGAAGGCGACGACGGGTCGTTTACTGTAGACGAGTTGGTATTGGACGACATTGAGGACTTGTCTCCAGCAGCATATTATTTGAAGGCGTATGACCCCAGTAAGCAGATACAGCTAAAGCCCAATAGTCAGTTTTATGAAGACGAGATTCACCTTGGCGGCGCGTCAGGAGCGGGTTCTGATGTACGGCCTCTGACAGATCGTGAAAAGCAGGATCTGACGCGGTTTATCAACGATCAGCAGCAAAGTTACGACATATTGAAGGTGGCCCGTCAGAATAGAATGCCGGGTCCGCCGCCCTTTATTCCTGAGGGTGGAGGGGTGTTAGACGTTGCACCGTTCGTAGCAGCTTTTACAGACCATATGACCTTGTTAGGAATGTTAAACGGTAGGATGCAGTCCCCTGTTTTGCGTCGCAATGTTGAGAATGAGTTGGCGGTTGCTGCGACTGAGGCTCGAGACATCCTGATGGGGCTAGATGGGAAACTGAAAGCCTTTGAACTCCAATACGGACCGGAAGGGGTAGCTTATCTTCAACAACTAAGGAAAATTGATTTTCGGCGTTCAGACCTGAACCCCAGCCCGTTTAATTCGGACAAAGAAGTCTCAATTCTGGCCGATTTGCAAGCGGCCTATGACAATCTGGCGGACAACGCGATTAACCGCACTATTGTAACTCCGATGGGAGACACTTTGAAGGGGGCCAATGTGTCGTTGGGCGGGGACCGCGGGACTTTCCGCATGGAGCCGTCTAATGATTTACAGGTTTTGATGCAATCTGCGTTTTCTACGCAGAACAATCTCAGGAAGGTTCGGGAGGGCGGCACGTATGAGGTTGGTGGCATGAAGATTTCCGAACAAGCGCTTGTTGAGCAGCTTGACAAGATAGAAGCGCGGTTGGAGAGTGAGTTCCCGGCGTGGAAGTTGTTTTATCAGACGCGCCCGGATCCAGAACTTGGTCGCAACGCCCTGATTGTGGGGCCCGAGTTAAACGCGCCGTTTAACATGGACGTTGAGCGCGTGGTTAACGCCTTGATTAGTGCGAACAAGACAGAGCTCGACGCGGATTCGTACTCGCAAGTTGGTGCGTACCGTCGGCGGGTGGCGGAGCAGATTGCTGCGCTTTGGCCGAATACCCGTCAGGCGATAGAAGTCAACGTGAATGATATGCCAGAAGCGCAGGCATATAACGCGCTGATTCGTCAAAAGCGGGCGCGGGTAGACCAAGCTCTTGCTGATGCGGCTGTTTTATTTCCGGCGAATGTAAATTCTCGAATTGCAGTCAGTAGGGACTTGTCCTCTGCTTTGGAAAACCTTGAGAAGTCTAAAAAGGGTTTTATAAGCCGGGGCGGTCAGGATCCGGAAGTTTTTGTGGATGCGGCGCGTCAGGATGTTAAAGACGCTACAGTCGGCCCTAGGCCCGGCGCAGTTCTTTACGAGAACGGAGGCGTAGTAACTTTGGCCGACGTAGCGCGAAACATGAACCGCGGCCCACGGGGCGTGGGCAGCCTAGCACCAATTGCTAGAAATATGTATAGGACTATGGTAAGTTAGTCTTGAAGGAGATAACGCATGGCACGTGAACCTATTGGCGGCATGGTGGACAAGAATGTCCCGTCGCAGTTGGATCCAGAGGATTTAGCGGCTGAAGTGGAGCTAGAGGTTCCGGGCAGCATGGACAATGTCGTGTCTTTTGAGGGCATGGCGGAAGGAATGGATATTGAGATATCGCCGGAAGAGGATGGCGGTGTCACTGTAGATTTTGAGCCAGCGGATCAGCGCGGCGAGAATGATGATTTTTATGCAAACTTGGCCGAGGAGATGCCTGAAAGGGAGCTTGGCCGCATAGCCGGTGAGTTGTTGGGTGAGTTTGAGGCCAACAAGGCTGGCCGACAGGATTGGGAAGATGCTTATGCAAACGGTTTGGAGCTTCTTGGGTTCAACTACGAGGAGAGGACCCAGCCTTTTAGAGGGGCTTCTGGGGTTACGCACCCGTTGCTTGCCGAGGCGGCTACGCAGTTTCAGGCGCAGGCGTTCAATGAGTTGTTGCCTGCCAGCGGCCCCGTGCGAACTGCTATTATGGGAAGCGAGACAAGAGAAAAGCAGTCCCAAGCGCAGCGCGTAAGGCACTTTATGAATTACTACATCACGAATGTGATGGAGGATTACACCCCTGACATGGACCAGATGCTGTTCTATTTGCCATTGGCGGGTAGTACATTCAAGAAGGTCTACTATGACGAGACTTTGGGTCGTGCAGTAAGTAAGTTTATTCCTGCTGAGAACCTGATTGTGCCGTATGAGACGGCAGATTTGGATACTTGCCCAAATATTACGCAGGTTGTGCGTATGTCTTTGAACGATTTGCGGAAGAAGCAGGTCGCAGGGTTTTATTTAGACGTGCCGGTTATTCCTGCACAGGCAGAAATGGACAGTGTGGGGGACGAACTTGACCGTATTGACGGTGTTTCGCCGACACAGATTGACTATGACTGCACCATTTTGGAGTGTCACGTTGATTTAGACCTTGAGGGGTATGAAGAGCTTGACGATGACGGTGAGCCGACAGGTATTAAAGTACCATATGTTGTCACCATCAGTCAGGACAACGGGCAGGTATTGGCAATTCGCCGAAATTACCGCGAGGATGACGAGTTAAAGCGCAAGATACAGTATTTTGTGCATTATAAGTTCCTTCCGGGCTTTGGTTTTTATGGTTTGGGCCTTATTCACACCATTGGCGGTTTGTCACGAACCGCCACGGCGGCGCTGCGACAGTTGATCGACGCTGGTACATTGTCCAACCTCCCAGCGGGTTTCAAAGCCCGTGGACTGCGTATCAGGGATGACGATGACCCGTTGCAGCCCGGAGAGTTCCGCGATGTGGACGCTCCCGGTGGGGCTATTCGTGACAGCCTGATGCCGCTGCCATTTAAAGGGCCCGACCAGACCTTGTTTAACTTGCTTGGCTTTGTGGTTCAGGCGGGTCAACGGTTCGCGACCATTACTGACATGAAGGTGGGCGATGGTAATCAGCAGGCTGCTGTTGGTACGACTATCGCGATGCTAGAGCAGGGCTCTCGTGTAATGAGTGCGGTGCATAAGCGCTTGCACAATGCGATGCGGATTGAGTTTAGAATTTTGGCTCGTGTGATGAGTGAGAGCTTGCCGCAGGAGTATCCGTATTCTGTAGAGGGTGCGGACGCTAAAGTAATGAAGACTGACTTTGATGACCGCGTGGACATCATACCGGTTTCTGATCCGAATGTATTTAGTCAGGCGCAGCGGATTGCTTTGGCACAGACTAAGTTGCAGTTAGCTGGTGCGGCTCCAGAGATGCACAATATGTACGAGGTGTATCGGGATATGTACGATGCGCTTGGTGTGCGGGACGTGGACCGTATTATGCGGCGCATTCCTGACGATGAGCCGACTCCGAAGGATCCGGCGCAGGAAAACATTGACGCGATGGACATGATACCGCTGAAGGCTTTTGAGGGTCAGGAGCATCAGGCGCACATTATGGCGCACATGGTCTTTGGTTCGACGCCTATGGTTGGTGGTATGCCTGCCATTGCGATGGCTTTGCAGAAGCACATCATGGAGCACGTTCGGATTGCTGCTCGTGAGAAGGCGGCGGTGCAGTTTATTCAGAGCAGGCAGGCCGCGGGCGGCGAGGCGGCTACTGAGGAAGAAATGCTGCAAATTGAAGGACTTACAGCACAGTTTGTTGCTGAAGGTATGCAGATGGTCAAAGAGATGTCTGCACAGGTGTCTGGTCAGGGCCCTGATCCGTTGGTTCAGCTTAAAGAGCAGGAGCTTCAGATTAAGGCACAGGCTGAGCAGGCGGACGCGCAGAATGACCAAGCCAAATTGCAGCTTGATGCACAGAACCAGCAGTTGCGGGCGGATCAGTTCCAGCAGCGGTTGGCGGCGCAAGAGCGGCAGACACAGGCACGTATCCAGTCTGCTATGGAGCGTGAATTACTTAAACTTGGCAGAGGAGGCCAGTAGAATGGGCGCAGTAAAAATCGTAACGAATAAGCCGGGTGCGGCACCCAAGGCAGTAGAATATGCTGACATCAAGGGTCAGGGTCGCATCCCTTATGGCAAGACAGCCGAAGTAAAGGTTCCAATGAGCATGGGTCGTGCAACGGCTCGTGGCATGGGTGCTGCTGTAAAAGGTGGCGGCTACAATAGCTGTAGCTAATGCCGTTAGCACGGGGATCAAGTCAGGCCACCGTCAGCAAGAACATTAGTAAGCTGATGGACGAGGGCTACAAGCAGAAGCAGGCTATCGCTATTGCTTTGTCTGAAGCTGGGAAGTCTAAGTCAAAAAGGAAAAAGAAGAGATTATAATGTTTGTTATAACTACGGGAAATAGTTATGGATCCAGTTTCAGCGATGGCGACCGCGTCAGCGGCGTTTGGGGCACTTAAAAGAGGTTTTGCTGTAGGGCGTGATGTCGAGTCAATGGTGGGCGACCTGTCCCGATGGATGGGCGCTCTTTCTGATATTGACCAAGCCGAAAAAGAAGCTAAAAACCCACCTATATTCAAGAAGTTGTTTAACGGCAAGTCTGTAGAGCAAGAGGCTATTGAGGCTTTTGCGGCTAAACGCAAAGCGCAATCCCAAAGAGATGAGTTAAAACAATGGATTAGCCTGACCTTGGGCAGGTCGGCTTGGGACGAGCTCATCCGCATGGAAGGCAACA